CTAAATACTTTTGTTTTCTTTTAGATATCATATACTGTATAAAAAGAGAAATATTATTTTCAATAAGAGTCCAAGCATTATACCACATTATTATCAACATCATCTTTTCATGAGTTTTATTTATGTCATCAAATCTTCCACACCATGCGGCAACAATTTTATCTCTTTCTATTTTAGTTTTTGGATTACCATTTTCATCCAATGTTGTGACTTCTAATGGGTTTTTATACACATAAATTGAACATAAAGATTCAGAAGTTGTTGTTTTACCTTCTGATACAGGATCAATAGAGGCATAATAAATACCAAATTCTGGTTTCTTAACAGGACGTTCCCAAACTACAAGCGCTCCTTCCTTATCATCAGTCTTCTTTGATATTGGAAAGTCTCTTATTGGTGATTTCTTAGCTTCTGTTGTTTCAATAACACCTTCATCACTTACATGGAGATCAAGAAATTCATAACCATATTCCTTTTCTTCAATTCGTCTTGCTTGAGCATTTAATAAATGTAATGGAAATACAGACTCTTTTCTAAAGGCAAAAGCCTCAGCAATATTCTTTGGCTTTTGAGATATACGTAATTGATACTTATCTGGATTAAGATCTTCTTTCCATTTAAGTCTTTGTTCATCAATTGCCTTAACTGCTTCTTCAACTAATGAATTTCCATATTTATCAATATATGGTGGCATTGACCATTGTTCAGGTAAAAATAAACCATGTTTACCAATTACTTTTTTCTCATTAATTAAGTCTGATTCAACAGAATAAAAATCATTTTCTTCAGGATTTAAAACAAATTCTTTTAATGGCTCACATTGAGATAAGTCACCTACTGAACCTGCAATAATAAACATTCCAGTAGTTATCATTCCTGAATGCAAGGCTGGTCTCATATATTCATATGTTTGATCTGCCCGTGGTGCAATACCTCCTTCTTCATGAAAGAAATATTTACATGGTCCACCAACTCCGGTTGTTGCATTCTTTTCAAATGACATACCAGAAATTGTACTTCTTAAACCTTTATTAATATCTCTTCCATTTATAGTAACTTGAATCTTTTGTTCCCAGTCTAAAACTTTATGAGGATTATGAGCTCTTACCCATGCTGTATGCTCATTAAGAAAATCTGAATATTCTTGAACCATCTTCCATGATCCTTTTTCATTTATATAATCTTTTAATGATGCCCCTATTTTTAATTTAGCACCTTCTTCAAACCAGTATTGGTTAATTAGTTTAGCACAATGATAATAAGAAGATGCAATTTGTCTCTTTTTAAGAACAACAGTATGTTTATTATTTAATTCTGCCAATACTTCGTAAAGAGACATATAGTACTGAACATCCCATATTTCAGGAAAATCATATATATTCTTTTCTTTATCAAAAATTGGAAGAAAGTTTAACCACATGTAGTAGTCCCTTGAAAGAAACCAGGATCTTTTTTTACCAATATAAATTACACCTTTTCTACATTTATTTTTTTGATCATCCCAATATTTTCTATAATCCTTACTTTTAAAAGGTGCTTTACAATAATAACCTTTCTCTTTATATACTTGTGATTCTTTATTAAACTCGTGAACATCGTTGTCAAAGTCACATGTACCTGGTTCAGTAAATACTGATACTAAAAAGTCATTAAAGTGTTCTTGAGAATTAAATTCAGTTTCTGTCCACTCACCTTTCTTCCATGTAGGTATTCTTATTGGATACTCTTCTTTTCTAAACATTTTGCCTTAATGTTGATCATATGCTAATCCTTTTCCACCTCTTACATGAGATTGTTGTTCATCTTGCAGATCTTTATAGGCACCTTTGTATGATTGTCTTATTTGATCAAAGTTTTTTGCAGCTGATATAATTGAATTCATATTTCCATCTCTACCCGTTGTAATTTCTGTATTTTCCATAAACTTTGCTAATTTATCTAACATACCTTTAATACCCATAAATGCTCTATGTGTTGGAGTTGAGAACATTTCTTTACATTTTTCTAAACCAAGAACAATCATTTCATCTTCAGTTGAAAAATCTGCTCCAATATCATCTAATATAACCTCCTCCTTGTCCATCTCAATCATATTAAAATAAGGATTTAAATCAGGATTTGGAAATGTCATGTAAAAAAGATACGCATATATTTTTAAATACTCTTCATCTTTAGAATATTCATCCATAATATTTTTTAACCATTTTATTGTATAACAATGTTCAGTAGGAACAAGTTTATCATTTTCTATATCAAATAATTTAACTAGCATCTATTTATCTTTTAACCAATTAATAACTGAAAGTACTTCATCTTTTAAATAAGGGACTTTATATTTTATAACATCTTTTAAAATAGGATCTCCATTATCAGCATGCTTAATAATTGGATAACCATATTCGTCAGCTCCTTCTTTTTCAAAGACAACATGTTGCACAATTAGCTCACCTGGATCATATCTTGGATTATGTTTTAGTATAATATACATATATAAACTCAATTGTAAATTATAATGATTTAAATTACAATCTTCTATATGACCAATAGGATCAGTCATCATCTTGGGAATTCCCTCCCATGATCTATATGCTTTATTTTTTATTTCTTTATTTGTCTTATAATCTGTAACATTTATTTTTCCATTTATAATTTCTACATAATCTGCTTGTCCACAAATACCTGCTGATTTTAAATAAACAAAATGTTCAGGATATATACCTGATATAAGTTTTTGATCTGGAGCATATTTTAGTCCATCAATTATCTTAGGTGGTATAATTGGTAATTCTTCACCTTCTATAGTTAAAGTATCTAAATCAATTAAATCAGTCTCTCTTTGATTATGATAAAAGGTACCTAATGTCATTGCTCTATTAGACTCATTATTCCATATCTCTAATATTTTCTTTGGTGGAATTTTATACCATTTTGAACGTTTATTCTTTGAAGATTTAACTGATTGTGCTTCAGCATTAAATTTTTCTTTAAACTTTCCTACAACTTCAGTTACACTTTTCCATATTATTTCTTCATTTGGATTGAGGCTTTTATAGGAATGTCCTTCTTCTTCAAATATTAAACTCATAATGATTCATTTAGTTGGTCTTCTTCTTCTTCACTTAAAACTGCATCCCATCTTTTATCATCGCATGCAGCAGATAACGCTCTTATTTTTAATGAAAGATCACATCCACATAATGCACAACAAGGTTGTGTACCTCTCATATAACACTTATCTCCTGAATAATCAATATTTGGACAATTACTACATATATTGAATCTTTCAGCAGCAATATTTTCAACATCTTTTCTTTTAAATACTTTATTTTTTATTCCTTCAAGTATTTTATTTTTCTCTTTCCAAATTTTTATCAGAGACATGTTTTTTACGTTTTTTAGTGATCTCTTTCTTTCTTTCTTTTTCTAATAATATATCTTCTTTTATTTCTTTTAATATTTTCAATCTTGACTGTGCTTGGTCTAAGATTGCATACTTCTGAAATGTCATTTTTTTTATATTAGAATTTGTAAAATTCTTAATAAATATTTCATTCTTTGAAATTAACTTATTAAGTACCCAAGGTTTAATATAAAAGGTTCCTAAACCATTAATAGATAAAGAGTGTGTGTCAACCTCATTAATTGTATTTCTAACCTGCAACCAATAAAAACTAGTTATGACATCTATAGTAGACTCTGGAAGATCTAAATCATTTGCTGTTTTCTTAACTATCTCTCTAATCTTCTTTGGTCGCATCTTTTCTTAAAAGCCTTATATCAACAAAAATATTACCTAAAGTTTGAATCTTCATATTAGAGTTAACATTAATCTTCTTTTTTCCCTTACCCGTTTTCTTTACAAGACTTTTATTTTCTACTCTATTTACTGAATTTCTAACACACTGGGGGCTTTTAAAAATTTCTTTCTCATATTTTAAATTATGATCTCTATCCCTATGATCATCATTACATGCTGCATTACAAAAGGAGGTAAGTTCTGATTCACCATTCATTGCCAATAATGTTAAACATTCCAAATCTGAATCAGGAATATTAACACCATTAAAATGACAATAAATTAGAATTTGAAATCTGACAATATCCCATAAATCTAAGTTACCTCTTTTCTGTACTTGATTTATTATAGCCTTCATTCTATATCTTTTGATTCTATTAAAGTATAAGTAAATTTATTTCCCCATTCATCCGCACTTTTCTTAATTATGCGCATAAATACTTTAAAATCATCAGGATTTGAAAATACTTGACAACCTGCTGAATACTTATTTATTTCAGTAGTAGTATTATACGCAGAACTACGATGAATATTAATTCCAAATTTACCTTCATCTATTGTGGCAGAATTAAAATCATAAATATCATCCTTATCTCCATCACGATATACTTTAACACTCCCAAGCCTCTGGCATAAGGCCGTATATCTAGATCTTCCATGACCATCTATTTTATAGACTCCTTTATACTGATTAGGCACTAAAATAGCACAACCATCATTATTTAATGGATGGTCCATCCAATATAGTCCTGGATCAGTGGTAATTGGCCATACATGATACTTCCATTCACCATTTATCTTATAAGATAAAGTCATCCAATCATCATAGTGATTAGTAACTCTGTCACATGTATCAGAGTTTCTTATACCAACAATATTTACATTATAATCTCCATTTGTAAAATATGAGTAATCTTTTGAGAGAACAGCTGCTTCTACTTGTTCTTTAGTATAACTCATGATTCTTGTTTTTTTAATGTTCTCTTTTTAGAATCTTTTTTAGGTGGAGTTGCATTTTCTTTTTGCTCAGGAGGAGGTGCCATAGCTTGCGCCATTTGCATTTGTATACCTAATCTATCAAATCTAGCAACTTCAATTCTTGTTACAAGTTCTTCATAGTCAGCTTTTACTTTTAAGTAGGGAATTTCTTCCTTATAATATTCATTAATCTCATTTCTCCTCTTTTTCATTTCTTCAACAGACATTTGTTCAGGTGCTGGTGCGCCTTGAACTTCTTTTTCTATGGTTTGTTCACTCATTTTATTAAGTTTTTAAATTATTAAAAGTAAATATACTTATAAAGTTTAAACTTTACAAATTCATAAACTTAAATTGTGTAAGAAAAGATATAGTATGAAATATACTATTCGTTTTTATTTATGATATTAATTAAAACTTTCTTAATTTCAATTAATCCAATCATTATGTTTTCTTCTAACGGATGATTGTTAGCTACATGTGATCTTGCATAGCTAAATATTAGATTAAGATCTTTTAATAGATCTTCTTTTTTGAGGTTTGTTTCTGAAACAATACCATTTTCTGAAATTGTTTCTTTTACAATCTCTTTGTCTTTTGTTGGTTTAGACATTATATTATATTTTATTGGTTTAGTAAGTTACTGATCATACCTTTAATTTCAGCAGTATCAGTTTTAACTTCATTAATAGATTCAGTCATCTTTCCCATCTGCTTAGTAAAGTTCTCTTTAGTGTTTTTTATCTCATCAGATGTTTTTTCTAACTTTCTGTCAAAGTCTTTCCTTATTGCTATTCTGCCATTTTTGGCGTTCATAATTTCTTCTTTAGAGTCTGCAAAACATTTATCAATTTTAATATTAATATCTGTAATTCTATCTGTTTGCCTGTCGTTATCGTGCTTCAATTTAAACCACGCAGTTAATAAAGATACAACAAAAGTTAATAAATATATAACATCTTTGCCAGTAAGATGAAAATCATTGACACTATGTATTGTCTCTAAAAACATTTATACAAGATCTACTATAGAAACAGAATATCCTGCTGTTTCTAATTCTTCTTTAATCTTATCATGTCCTGTTTGTAGAGATTGAGTTTCTGTAGCTATATCAATTTCAACATTATAACTTGTTGTTAAATCATCTAATTTTAATAATGATCCTGGATTTGCATCATATTCAGCTTTAGCTGCATAATTATATAATGCTCCTTGCATACTTGCTCCATTTTTCTCCATTTTTAGGACAAGCAAATTCTATTCTTGCATAAATTGAAGCAAGTTCTGTTGTTGTTCCGCTAATTACTAATTTAGCATCTCCTTGTGCTGTTATTTCTAATGCCATTGTTTTTGTTTTTTAGTTATTCTTTTACTACCCACTGCATTTGGGTTGATTGAATTGTATCATTTGAGGAACTTTCTGCCTTAATTTTGAATTTATAACCTGTTAAAATAGTAGTTGCATAAACCATTGTAATACTAACTTCTCCTGAATGAACACCTCCTGTTTGATATTCACCTGCTGGAAGTTGTGCAAATGTTCCAGTAGCAGGATCTTGCCATAATGAATAAGTATATGCATCTGTACCACCCCCACTTCTTGTCATTTGCATTGTGCAATATATTGTTACATATATATCTTTAGTTCCTATATAAGTTACAGTTTGTCCTGTAATACCGCCATCTACAAATGTTTCAGTTGTAAATCGTTGTGAATTGGTAGCTGTACAATTTCCATCAAAATCAATATCAAGAATGGGATTTACATCTTGTGCAACACCAACCCCTGTCATTGTAACAAATATATAAGAAACACTATTAGGAATACCTTGATTTAACCCAATATCATAAGTAAGAGTACTTGGCAAGGAGTACCCACCACCAGAAGGAAGGGGGTCAAATAATTTTCCTGTTGGAGTATTTAAACTAACATCAATAACTGATGCTGAATCAATATATAATCCTATCTGATCGTTTATAGGGTGAATAATACAACCAGCTATATTAACAACTGCATTAAATTGACTTACTAAACCGCCTGCTGTAGATATATTATCAGGCATAATTTCAATCATTCTTGGAGCATTGGTAACTACAGCAGTCCAATTAAATACTTCACAAGAATTAATTTCTAAATGTCTTACGCTTTTAAATTGACATCCACTATCTGATGTTAACCCATCAACAAACCATATTAAGTTATTTAATAAGTCTACTAATTCAAAACCTACTATAGTCCATACTTTTAAAGTATCTTTTATTTCACAATTAGATATTTGTAAAACTTTAGTTCTGCCAAAAACAGAACCCACCTCTACTGTGCTATCTATATTTTCAGCCTCTAATATTCTTCCATTAGGAGCTTGTAGACCAAGACCATCTAAAGTGAAATTAAATTCATTATATGTAGCTAAAGTAGGATCACCTATAGTAATCATTGTATTTACTCCATCATAATACAATATATCTTTATTTCTATCATGTCCTTTAATTGAAATTCCAGCAGCTTGTACATTTAATCTGTCTGTTCCAATATCTACTAATCCTCTTATTATATATGTAGTATCTGCTCTAAGACCAATCACACCAGCTACTGCTGCAGGAAAATCAGAAACACTATCTATTTCTTCAATAGTAGTTGAATTAACATTTGAGTATAATGCTCCTGTACTTCTTATTTCATGTC